TGACAATGAACAACAAAATAAAGTACCAGTAGGTATTATGCAAAACATGGATCGTGCTGACGCAACAGATGTACAAAGAGCACTCATGGCTGGATTTGATAATGCCCGTATGAATCCAGTACAAATAGATCCTAATTTACAAACGGCTGGATTAAATTTAGATGACTTACAAAAATTTGTTACTAGTCCAGGAGTGGTTGGTAAAGCGTTAGATTACGCTCAACCCTATATACAAAACTTACTACCAGATAATGTAAATGTTGATACTGGATTAATTTACAATCAAGAGAAGCCAGAGGATTCATACACTGGAATAAAATTTACAATACCATTTAGTACTGGATAAAGGAGAATAAAATGAGTAGGAAAAAACAATTAGATTCGTTATTAGAAGGATTAGATCCTGGAAGTGAAAAGTATGAAGAGCTTAAAGCACTTCTAGATGCTGAAAATTTTCAAGCTGGAAACTTAACTGATGATGAAGCCGATATGTTGAAAGACATGCAAATGATGGGAGGCATGGCTGGAAGTAATATGGTCAGACCAACTACTCGTCAAGTTAGAAAATTTGCTAATGGCGGAGCACTCATGGGACAGATGAAAGCTAGAGATAATCGTGCTGATATGGAAGCAGGAGGCATGGTAAGTCGTGGTGGTAGAATGTCAAGACAAGGTGTGAAATTTAGAGGGGTTAAGTGAACCCAGCGTTTTTGTTGATGTGCTATCTAGGTGGTGCAGTTGCAGGAACAATACATTTTGAAAACGTAAATACTTGTAATTATTTTAAAAAAGCTTTGACAGGACAAACGGTATTCATTGGTGAAGAAGAAAAAAGATACTCATGCTACTGTAAATTAGTTAAGATCGATAAAGATAAAGTAGAGGTGTTTTAAATGTTAACAGCACTAATAGGTCCAGTCAGTAACTTACTTGGTAAGTTTATAGAAGATAAAGACATGAAAAACAAGTTGGCACATGAGGTGGCAACTATGGCGGAAAGCCATGCTCAGGAATTAGCTAAAGGGCAGTTAGCTATAAATCAAACTGAAGCAAAGCATAGATCTATATTTGTGGCGGGATGGAGACCCTTTATCGGTTGGACATGCGGAATTGCTCTTTGTTGGCATTTTGTCTTAGCACCAGTTACAATGTTTATATGTGCTTATTTAGATGTTATTATACCAGAATTACCAACTTTTGATATGGGTAGTTTAATGACAGTCCTAATGGGAATGCTCGGATTGGGCGGTCTTCGTAGCTTCGAAAAATACAAAGGGCTAACAAAATGATAGGCATGGTATGGACAAGAGCAATGGAGTTTGGCATGGGTTTATATGAAAATATACATAAAAAGAGAAAAAGAATAAAAGCAGGAAGTGGCGAAACAATGAAAAAAGCAGGACAAAAAGGTCGCCCTACAACTAAACATTTTAATAGTGCAAAGAAGACTAAGAAAAAGACAACGTAAATGGATCTTTACATTTATGACAGAATAAGTAATATTCTAAAAGAGAGGCAACAAAGTCTAGAAGAACAGCTATTACATGGCAGTATTGATAGTTTTGATGCCTACAAGGAAGTGAGAGCTAGACTCTCTGAACTTGCAACATTACAACAAGAGCTTAGACTCTTGCTAAAAAAGGTGGAACATGAGTAAATTAATAGTACCTAGAAGATTACAAAAAAAGTACCTACAACAAGAAACCCCCGAACAACAAACAGAACCTACCGAATCAGCCTTAAAAAAGATGCCTCAACCTACTGGTTGGAGAATTTTGATATTGCCTTATAAAGGAAAAGGAAAAACTGAAGGTGGTGTATTTATACCAGATCAAGCTGTTGAAAGAGAAGCATTAGCTACTGTCTGTGGTTATGTTTTAAAAATGGGTCCTCTTGCATTTAAAGACAAAGATAAATTCGGAGAGAATTATGATCCTTGGTGTAAAGAAAAAGACTGGGTTATCTTCGGCAGATATGCAGGAAGCCGATTTAAAATAGACGGTGGTGAAGTTAGATTATTAAACGATGATGAAATATTAGCTACCATAAGCAACCCAGAAGACATCTTACATACATAGGAGAACAAAATGGCTGAAGCCCAAAAACAAGCAGAATTACCTTTAGAACCAGAAAATGAAGAAGTAGAAGTAGATCTACAAGAAACTGGTTCTAATGTAGAGATAGTAGATGACCCTCAAGAACCAGTAGCCACTGAAGAAACTGGTGAAGATGATAATAAGCTTGATGGTTATAGTAAAAAGGTTAGAGACCGTATAGAAAAAATGACATGGAAAGTCCGTGAAGCAGAACGTCGTGAAAAAGCGGCGATTGATTATGCTCAAGGACTCCAAAAGGAAAACAAAAGTTTACAAGAAAGAAGTAAAACAGTTGATGACTCTTATATAAAAGAGTATGATGCTAGGGTAGCTTCTGAAGAAGAAACTTTAAAACGTAAACTAGCAGAAGCCATTGCTTCAGGCGATGTAGATAGCCAAGTTACTGTAAATAAAGATCTTGCTAGGCTCGCTGTTGAGGCAGGAGAATTAAATAAAGCTAAAGTAACTAGAGAACAACAACAAAAAACAGTAGAACAGCAACCACAACAAGCTCCTCAAACACAAGCCCCTAAACCAGTACACCCAAAAGCCCAAGCTTGGGCTCAGCAGAATACTTGGTTTGGAGATGATGAGCCTATGACATTAACAGCTTTTAGTGTTCATAATGATTTAATAAAGCAATTTGGAGAGCAATATGCTTTAACAGATGAGTATTATGTTACTATCGATCAACGTATGAGAGATGCTTTTCCGCAAAAGTTTGCTGAAAGGACTACTCAGACTACAACTGTAAACACTCCAGTAGCAGGAGTATCTAGATCTTCTAGTGGTAAAAATCCAAGAAAAGTGACTTTAACGAAATCAGAGGTTGCAATCGCTAAGAAACTTGGTGTATCATTGGAGCAATACGCTAAACAAAAACAATATTTAGCATAACGTGAAGGAGACAATATGTCAAGTCGTCAAACACGCACCGAGGTAACACGAACTAAAGAGGCTCGTAGAACTCCTTGGAAACCACCATCTACTTTAGATGCACCCCCAGCTCCAGAGGGTTTTAAGCATCGTTGGATCCGTACTTCGGTAATGGGTTTTGATGATGTGAAAAACTTATCTGCACGAATCCGAGAAGGATTTGACCTAGTTAGAGCTGATGAGTACCCAGATTTTGAGGCACCAACTATCCAGGACGGAAAACACGCTGGAGTAATAGGTGTGGGTGGACTGGTACTCGCTAGATTTCCTCTTGAATCAATGAAAGAGCGACAACAATATTTTCAAGCAAAAACGTCCGATCAAATGGATGCTGTCGATAATGATATGATGAGAGAACAACACCCAAGTATGCCAATCCTTAAACCGGAAAGGCAAAGTCGTGTAACCTTCGGAGCTAAAGGAAAAAGCTCTGAATAATTTTAACTTATGAGACAAAGGAGTCCTTAAATGGCTACTAACATAGACGCCCCTTTTGGGTTACGTCCTCATAATTTACTAGGTTCTGCACCGAACTCAAATGGGCTGACAAAGTACAAAGTACAGACAGCGGCGACAACTGGATCATCTAGTGCAATTTATCAAGGTGATATGGTAATACCATTAACAAATGGTTTAGTCGACGTCTCAGCCGCAGATGGTGGAAGTGTAGCAATTCTAGGCGTTATGAACGGATGTGAATATATTGATCTTACTGGCAAACCAGTTTTTTCAAATAACTATCCTGGAACAGCATCAATTAAATCTGGTACAGAGGCAACGGTTCATGTATATGACAATCCGGACCAAGTGTACGAGATCCAAGCAGATGCTTCCTTGACGAATGCGGCGACAGCACAAGCATTGATACATGCTAATGCAGAAGGTGCTGGATTTGGTTCACAAAATGGTTCTACTGGTAAATCTATCGGTGAATTATCTGTGGCTTCCGCAGGAGCGACTACAGCAGGAGACAACTTTAGAGTTGTTGGTATTAAGAGTGACTTTGAAGATATCGACGTTACCTCTGCTGGAGTTATTTTATTAGTTAAGTTGAACGTACTGTTTCACTTAACGGCAACTGGCATATAGGAGGGCAAAATGGCTATAGCTAGATCCCAACTCCTGAAAGAATTAGAGCCAGGATTAAATGCTCTTTTCGGACTAGAGTACGATAGGTATGATAATGAACATGCCGAAATTTATGACACTGAAACTTCAGACAGAGCTTTCGAAGAAGAGGTAATGCTCGCTGGGTTTGGTTCAGCACCAGAAAAAGCAGAGGGCTCAGCCGTCTCTTTTGATATTGCAAACGAATCATTCACTGCTCGTTACACTCATGAAACAATAGCTTTGGCTTTTGCAATCACTGAAGAGGCTATCGAAGATAATCTTTATGATAGACTTTCCAGTAGATATACAAGAGCACTTGCAAGGTCGATGTCTAACACAAAGCAAGTCAAAGCGGCGAGTGTTTTAAACAACGCTTTTGATAGTGGCTTTACTTTTGGAGATGGTAAGGAGCTTTGTGCTACTGATCACCCAACTTCAGGAGGAGGTGACTTCAGTAACGAACTTGCAACATCAGCTGATTTAAACGAAACATCATTAGAGCAGTCATTAATTGACATCTCAGGTTTTATTGATGAAAGAGGTTTAAAGATTGCACTAATGGGTAAGAAGTTAATTATTCCAGTAAACTTACAGTTTGTAGCTGAAAGATTAATGGCAAGTAACTTACGTCCAGCAACAGCAGACAATGACATTAACGCAGTCAGAAACATGGGTATGTTACCTGAGGGATATGTGGTAAACCACTTCCTTACAGATACAGACGCATTTTTCATTAAAACCGACTCACCAAACGGCTTCAAGCATTTTGAAAGAGCGGCGATTGCAACTTCTATGGAAGGTGACTTTGATACTGGAAATGTTAGATATAAAGCGAGAGAAAGATACAGCTTTGGCGTATCAGATCCTCGTTGTGTATTTGGTTCTCCAGGAGCCTAATTTAAGGATCCCCTTAAAGATTAAAAGAGCGACTTTACAGTCGCTCTTTTTTTATGTTATAGTTTTATATACCTTGACAGTTACAATAATGTAACTGACATTTGCCACGACAAGGAGATTTAAATGGCTAATACAACTTTTAACGGTCCCGTCCGATCAGAAAATGGTTTTGAAACCATATCAAAAAATGCAACTACTGGTACAATTACCATAACCAGTGGAAATAAAATGGCTACTGAGGCTTTAGGTGGAGCTGGAATAGAAGGCACAGCAGAAACCTACATAACACAAGTAGAAAGATTTAAAAGTGATACAACTACAAATGTAAATTTAGTTAAAACTACCCTTATGATAGATTTAACTGGATTGGCATCAAGTGGTGCTAATGACATTATTGGTAAAGCTGGAAGTGGAGTTGCTTACATAGGCAGAGTCACGACTGCAAATACTGGAGTGGTTTTCGGTGTTACTATGGAGTGTTTTGAAACTCCTGCAGGAGGTGATCCTGATATTGATCTATACTCAGCTACAGAAGCAACTGGGGTAGAAGATAGTGCCATTGGTGATTTAACTGAAACAATAATAATAAATGGTGGCGATGCTTCAGTAGGAACAAGAACGGCTGGAGGAACAATAGTTGCTGATCAGTATTTATATCTTGTATCTGGAGCCGCGACTAATGCTAACTATACTGCAGGAAGATTAGTTATAACAATTCTTGGTTATGACGTAGCATCTTAATTTAACTGGATGAGGGTAACACCTCATCCTAAAAAAGGAGACTTAAATGGCTGGATCAGATATTAAAGCTGTTACGAGAACTGCAACGGGAGCCTTTTTTGGTGGTCCTGCTAGGATAAGAGGTGTTTACATAAAAACAAACGCTTCAGGCAATCCTGCTTTTATTATTAAAGATGGTGCGAGCGGAGCTACTGTTTTAGATATAACTTCTACTACTGGACAAACAGATTCTATATATGTACCAGATGAAGGTATAAGATGTAGTACCAGTCCAGTATGTACTACTTTGACTGCTGTGGACTCTATTACGGTGTTCTTGTCATAATGGCTAGTGCTAAGGATGTAAAAAGAACACCCTCAGGCAGAATAACGTATAGGGGGGAAAGTTTTCCTGGATTTAATAAACCCAAGAGAACTCCCGGAGGTCCTAAAAAATCAGCTGTTTTAGCGAAAAAAGGAACTGAAATAAAACTTGTTAGGTTTGGTGATCCAAACATGACTATTAAAAAAGATCAGCCAGGACGAAGGAAATCTTTCCATGCACGACATAAATGTGCTACGGCTAAAGATAAATTTAGTGCTAGGTATTGGTCTTGTAAGGCTTGGTAATGAAAGCAGATGAAGTTTTAAAACTATTAGAAAAGCATGAATCAGAGTGTGCTGACCGATACAAAAGAATAGAACAACAATTAGATAAATTTGATACTAAGCTATGGGGTTTAGGTATTCTTATTATAGCCTCAGCTTTTGTTCCAGAGATGTTTAAATGGCTATGACAAGGGGTCAAATGAGTAAACAAATAAGTACTCCTCCTGCTAAAAAGAAGACTAAGAAAAAGATACCCCCTAAGTATTTAAAAGGTTTATCTCCTGCCAACAAAGTGAAACGTAAAAAAGAAATAAAGCGAAACGCCCCTAAAGCAGATAACGACCCTTCCGCTTATAAATTTAGTACAGATTTTGATAAAAAAGGCAAACGCATCAAAACAAAAGAATCAGTTTACACTAAGAAATTTAGAAAAATGTTTGGAGGAAAAAAGAAATGACAAAGAAATTATCGCCTAAGCAGAAAAAGTTAGCTTCATTAACACCACCTTATAACAAGATAACTCGTGGTGATATTATTAAAGGGGCTACTAAAAATAAGGGGAAAAAGAATGTCAAACGTAAGTAAAACACTAGCAGAAAAAGCTAAGAAGGCTAGAGCTAAAGGTAAAAAAGTTACAGCAGGACAATTAAAACAAGTCTATAATAAAGGTCTCGCGGCTTATAAGACTGGACATCGTCCTGGAACTACACCTAATCAATGGGCTATGGCAAGAGTAAACTCTGTTTTGACTGGGGGCAAAGCAAAAGCTGTAGATGCTCATATTTTTGATAAAAGTAAAAAGAAACCTACCAAAAAACCTACAAAGAAGGCTTAAATGTCTTATTTAATCAGCAACATACCCTTTTTTAAATGTTGGGTACGCAAAGAATTTACACATAATCATGAAAAGTACAGAGGTGAATTTATACATGCTCATGCTTTTGCAGTAACGACTATGCCTGATAGAACGCTTGGCTTTCAAGTTGTTTTTACTGGTTGTGAAGCAGATGGTACTGATGACACAAATATACATGGTGGAGCGATGTGGGCAAGAATGCCTTTGACGGCATTAGTTGCGGATATACCTTTGGAAACGATGCCAGATATAATGCACCCACGATTTGCACAACCGTGGGATTGTAGCTCTCATCACCATAGTGTAATCAAGCTAGACTATGTAAGTGTGAGTCCATGGGTATGTAAAATAGATAATAAGTTGCATATCGGGAAATATTTATTTACAATAGATTACAGCGAGTCAGATTTAGCGGATGATCCAGCTCAACATAAGCAGAGTCATGTGATACAACTGTTAAAAGCTGACAACTGGACTGGTAATATTGTTGCGTTACCAAACAACAGAGTGAGAGTTACCTCACCTGCTTTATGGGAGACTGGTGAAGGTGCTCCCGATTTTAAACCGAGTCAGTGGACTCATAATGCAGAGGAACATGAACAGTATATGGATCCCGATGTAACTTTTAACAATCTTTATAAGGAAACAAAAGAATGATGAAAAAGAAAAGCTATGCTATGGGCGGTGCTCCCAAGAAAGAAACAATGATGGGCGGTGGTGCTATGAAAAAGAAAAGTTATGCTATGGGTGGTATGACTGGTAAGAAAAAAATGTCTGGTGGTGGTTCAGCTTCTAAAGTAATAAAAGGTCCTTATAGTTAATGACAACTTCATCCTCTACCAATTTTGAACTAGATGTTGCCGAATATATTGAGGAAGCTTTTGAGCGTTGTGGCTTGGAAGTTAGAACTGGGTATGATTTAAGAACGGCAAAAAGATCTATGAACATACTGTTTGCAGATTGGGCGAATAGGGGATTGAATCAATGGACAATAGAGCAAAGAACAAAAACACTTGTTTCTGGAACAGCGGAGTATGATCTGGATACAGATTTAGTAGATGTGTTAAATGCCATAATAAGAAGAGGTAGCACTGATTTTTCTTTAAGCAGAATAAGTAGAGATGCTTACATAAATATCCCTACTAAAGCTACAACTGGAAGACCAAGTCAATACTTCTTAGACAGACAAATAACACCAAAGCTTAAATTATGGGCTACTCCAGAGAACAGTACTGATGTTTTTGTATACGATGCTTTAACTAGAATACAAGATGCAGACACCGCGAAAGACACCGTAGACATACCTTTTAGGTTTTACCCATGTCTTACAGCAGGACTTGCCTATTATCTTTCTTTGAAAAAAGCTCCAGACAGAGTACAACTTTTAAAAGCTATGTACGAAGAAGAGTTTGAAAGAGCTTCTGCTGAAGACAGAGATAGGTCTAGTTTAACATTAACCCCTAGTGCTACATATTATGGTTTCGTATGAGTAGATTCGCCCTCGGTAAAAAATCAAAGTTTATATCCGATAGGTCTGGCTTTGCTTTCCCATACAGAGAGCGGATTAAAGAATGGAATGGCAATCTAGTTCATAGATCAGAATATGAAGCCAAGCACCCACAACTTACACCAAGAAAACCTCCTTTTGAACCACAAGGTTTACATCAAGCTAGACCACAAGAACTAGATGATAATAAGAGGTTTATTATCTACACTAACGTAGGGTTAGGGTTACTAGGAGCAGAGCTTACCACTTTTAGTATAACAGCTTCTGTAGGAACAGTAGAGGTTAGCACATCATGAGTTTCACATTAACTACTTTGACACAATCTATACAAGACTGGACTGAAAACGATGAGTCTACTTTTGTAGCTGAAATACCTTTTTTCATTAAGAACGCAGAAGAACGAATATTTAAAACAGTAGACCTTGATTATTTTAGAAAAAATGTAGAGGGTACTGCAACTAGTGGAAATAAATTTCTACAAAAGCCGTCTGATTATATGGCTACTTTCTCTTTATCACTATCCAATAGTGGCTCTAGTGTTTTCCTTTTACAAAAAGACGTTAACTTTATACAAGAGTTTAACCCAGATCCAACGGTAACGGGAACACCTGTTTATTATGCACAATTTGATGTAGATAATTTTATATTAGCTCCTACCCCAAATGCTGATTTTGCAGTGGAACTACACTATTATTATAGACCTGCCTCCCTTACGACTGATGATAGTGGATCAACTTGGATAAGTACAAACGCCCCAGATGCCTTACTGTATGGTACTTTAGTTGAAGCATACACTTTTATGAAAGGCGAAAAAGATATATTAGATTTATACAATGGTAGATTTCTAGAGTCTCTTTCAAGATTAAAGAATTATGCAGAGGGCAGAAATTATTCTGACGCTTATAGAGAAGGTCTCGTTAGACAAAGGCAAACATGACAAAATCAAAAATCGTAGCTATTGTTGGTCTGGGCAATACTAATAGCGAATATGTACACGCAAAAATAAAAAGTGAACACTTTGACGAAGTATGGGCTATCAACTCCATGTCAGGTGTGATTTACCATGATAAATGTTTTATGATGGATCCCCCTTCGCGTTTTTTAGACGAAATCTACGCAGGAGAACAAACAGATATTATGAAAAAAAGGTTGGAGACAAAGCTAGATGTGCCTATTTTTTCTTGTACTTTGGATGAAAGATGCCCTGATGTAGTTACCTTCCCTTTAGAAGAAGTATTAAAGAAAACGGGTTTTGCCTATTTAAACAATACAGTTGCTTATGCGATAGCTTATGCAATAGCCCACGATGTAACAGAGCTTCATTTATACGGTATAGACTTTACCTATAAAAACATAAACTTTGCTGAAAACGGAAAAGCTTGTTGCGAATTTTGGTTAGCGATCGCAGTTTCTAAGAAAATAAAGTTAAAAATAGCCCACAACTCTTCTTTGTTAGACACTAACGTTCCGGAGGATCAAAAACTTTATGGATATCATAGATTAGAAGACCCTTTAGTTGCTACAGCAACACAAGGCAGTATGTTGATTACACGGAAATCTAAAGTAAAACCACCGGAACCTATAGATGGAGTCCCTAACATTGTAGGAAGAGAAGATATCCCTGGAATAACATATGAGGAGAAATAATGTTTGATATCAATGTAGGCACAGTAGGAAATGTAAATGTAAAGACTTCAAATAACGGAGGTCTTACTAACGAACAAGTTGCGGATTTAGCCGTTGATAAGATAGTAAGTATATCTGACGAGGCTCCTGCACACATCAGGCAACAAGCCAACCAATTCAGGGAACATCTCAAAAAAGTGATGTACCACTATTTACTCTTGGCAAGAAAAGAAGAAAGAGGTAGTATAGTTCATATCTTAAGATCAAATGGTCAAAAGGAAATGGCTGAATATATAAGGAGATTATAAAATGGCAATAGCCCAAGCAATGTGCAACTCTTTTAAAAAAGAATTAATGTTAGGCACACATAACTTCGCAACAAACGGAAATGCTTTTAAATTAGCACTTTATGCAGAAGGTAGTGGTGGAAAATCAAGTACCACAGCTACTTTAGGTTTTGGAACTACAGCTTTTGTAACAACTGGTGAAGTAGCGACGAGTGGTTCATATTCAACTGGTGGTGGTGTTTTAACAAAAGTAGCTCCGTCTGTAGCTACTTCTACTTCTACTGCAACAGCTTTCACAGACTTTGCTGATATAAGTTTTACAACTGCAACAATTACGGCTATGGGTGCATTAATATATAATGACACAAATAGTGATAAATCTGTGTGTGTATTAGATTTTTCTAGTAATAAAACATCTACATCAGGCACATTTACTGTTCAGTTTCCAACTGCTGACGCTTCTAACGCTATTATCCGTATAGCATAAGGTAACTCCTTATGGCTAACATTGGTTGGGGTCAAGGTGGCTATGGACAAAATAGATGGGGTGGTAAACTTGATGTTTCTGCTTCTCCTAGTGGTGTAGAAGCTACTGGAGCTGTCAATTCTGTAACTGCTTTTGCTAGTTTTATAATTCCAGTCACTGGTGTATCTACAACGGGATCTGTAGGAACTGCCGTTGCATCAATACCAATATCATTTGGTGTAACTGGTGTATCTGCCACAACTGGATTTTTAACTGGTTGGGGCAATGATGGTTGGGGTGCTGGAGTTTGGGGTGGTGGTGTCGCCGCTATTCCTGGTCAAGATATTGTACCAACTGCTGTTGTAGCTACTAGTTCTGTAGGATCTGTAACTGTTGTTGGTACTTCTGTTTTATCGGTTACTGGAAACACTGGAACTTCCGCAGTAGGGAATGAAGTTGTAGTTGCTCAAATGAGATTTGTTGCAACGGGACTAGCAGGAACGAGTGCTGTGGGCAATGAGTCTGTTGTTGGTACTTCTGTTGTATCGCCTACTGGAAATGCTGGAACTTCCGCAGTAGGAAATGAAGTTATAATTACATCTACTGGTGCTCCAGTTACAACGGTTGTTGGAACAACAGCGTTAGGTAGCGAATCGGTAACAGCAAACGCAGACACAGCAGTTACATTAGCTGGAATGGAAATTTCTTTAGGAGTACTTGCAATCTCTGGTGGTTCTGTGTTATCTTTAACTGGAGTTAGTGCGACTGGTATTATTGGACCAGAAAATGTATACAGTTTAATAAAGCCAGATCAAGTGGCTAACTGGATTGAAAGGGTGGCATAATGGCAACATATGTAAATAACTTAAGATTAAAAGAAATCACAA